GTTATCATATTTATAAATTTACAGGCGATGGTTCAATCACTTACTAAGGAGAAATAATGGCACACTTCGCAAAACTAGACGAGAATAACAAGGTACTTGCTGTTCACGTAGTGAACAATGATGTCATCACCATAGATGGTGTTGAGTCAGAGCAAGCAGGTATTGATTTTTTAACTGACCTTCACGGTCATACATTATGGAAGCAAACTTCCTATAACGGAAACATCCGTAAAAACTATGCAGGTGTTGGATACACCTATGATGCAGGTCGTGATGCATTTATTGCTCCAAAACCATTTAGTTCTTGGACACTCAATGAAACAACTTGCCAATGGGAAGCACCTGTTGCTTATCCAACAGATGGTAAGCGTTATGCATGGTTTGAACCAAACCAACAATGGATTGAAATAACTGGACCGAACAACTAAGGAGAAATAAATGAAATCATTTAAGCTATCTAAGAAACAAGTAGCAGCAATTAAGTCATATTTACGTGCAGTTCTTGCATCTGCAATTGTTATGGGTATTGCTTTGCTAACAGATCTTGCCCCTCAATATGCGGTTCTTATCGGTGCAGTAGCTGCACCTTTAGCCAAGTGGGCAGATAAGAATGAAAAAGAGTTTGGTCTAGGAGCTAAGTAATGTCTACCAACGAATGGGCTGGTATCGCAGTAGCGGTTACCACAATAGTCGCCAGCTTTGCTGGCTCAGTTCGTTGGCTAGTTAAACACTATCTTACAGAATTGAAACCAAATTCAGGAACTTCGATGCGTGACTCCATCGACAGACTAGAAAAAAGAATTGACAGTTTATACGAACTAGTGGCAGGAAAGAGTAATGGATGAAACCTGTTGTCAAGAAAGCCACACCTGCTGCAATTGCTGTGCTGCGCCAAGCGACGGCGTTGTTTCCAAAGAGGAAGAAAGCAAGCGATGGGCTTCTGCCCAGTGCTGCTCACATACAAGCCAGTCCTAATTCAGACCACAATACTGGTTTAGCAGCAGACCTTACCCATGATCCTATTAATGGAGTCGACTGTAAAGATATTTACAATCGACTTAAAGAAGACGATAGAGTTTCTTATTTAATATTTGATGGTCGTATTTGGTCTAAGCAAAAAGGCGATAGAAAATATACTGGTGCTAATAAGCACACAAAACATTTACATATATCCATCAAAGAAGAGTGCGCTAAAGACACATCATCATGGTTTAAATGGATGGAACAACCAGAAAAGAAGTAGGAGATAAGGCGTGGCAACAACCAACAAATATCTTAAAGGCGATCTGCCTATTGCAATCAGCACCAATATCCCTACTGCTTTGGTTAGATACCAACGTGAGGACTTTGCTGCTAGTTATGCTATAGGTAATACACCTTGGTTATCTGCTGCCTCAGACAACAACCGTATTAGTCGTATTACTACGACATACCAGAAAGAACGTATTGACCAAAGTGCGACTGCTGGTGAGCAGTCGTTATCTAACTGGTGGTTGAGATCTGCTACCTCATGGCATCATGGTGCGGGCGAGCGTTACTATGACGCAGAGTCAAGTGATCTATATAGATACTATGAATCAAACAACATAGATCCTTGGACTATTGGCGAGCTTAAGTTGTTACCAGCAACCACACAGTTAAGTACATCTGGTGCTACCCATCCAGCCACAGTATCTGGTGGTACATTCTTTATACAAAGCGGGCTAGTTAAATTTTATAATGGAACTACAACTACATCAACTTCTTTAGCAACATCTGTTACTGCACAAACATTAACATCAGATGGGGTATATGCATTAGTTGGTGCTAGTGATGGTATCTACCAAGTAAGCACTGCGTTGGCTGTAACTAAACTATGGAGCAAGCCAGTATCTACAACCACAATTACTGTTCAAGCTATTGGTTATGTTAAAGATCGTATCATTGCTGGTGTTATGCATAACAACACGGATGTACATTTATATGAATTATCTCGTAACCCAAGCTCACCGCCTGCCACTATGTCTAATAGTGAGGACAGGTTTTCATATCCAAATACATCATTAGTATTTAATTCTGTATCAGAGTTACCTGGTTCTATTACTGTTGGATATACACAAGGAACTGTATCTAAAGTTCAATCTTATACAGTTAGTTTGACATCACCATTGGCTGCAATCAATGATCCAATTATTATTGCTGAATTACCTAGAGGTGAGACTTTAAATCAGATTCGTATTTATCTAAATGAGTTTGTTGTTCTTGCTACATCTAAAGGTGTTCGTGTAGGAACTATATCTACAGATGGTTCATCATTTACATATGGACCACTTAATGTGGAAGGCAATGTCTCTGACATAGCCTTTGATCAATCATATGTATACGGAACCAGAGATTATCCAATCTCTGGATCTACTGGTTTATGGAGAATTAACCTAGGTCAAGTTGTAGGAAACGGTTATGCCTATGCATCTGATTTGGTTGTTGACAGTAGTTCAATAACTGGCGTTGCTTTTATTGGAACCAGTGGTCGTAAGTTTATTACAACAAGCACTGGAGTTTGGGTTGAATCCGCTACAGTTAAAGCCACATCTGGTTATTTAAAATCTGGCTGGATTAGATGGGGAACTAGCGAAAGAAAACAACCAGTATCATTATTGCTTAACTCAGATCCAGATAACACAGGAACTCTTGGCTTTACTATTGAGGATCAAGATGACCAGTTAGTATCCATTGGTTCTGTTCCACTAGGGATGAGTACTGAGATTACATTAGCTGGTTATATACAACCAGCAGATCATTTTGAAATTACATTTAACTTAACTCGTGATTCATCTGATACTACTAAATCACCTATACTAGAAGAGTGGCAGGTACGTGCATTACCTGCACCACAAAGATCTAGAACATTAACTATTCCATTGCTATGCTATGAAGAGGAGCGTGACCCTAATGGCAATACAAGAATCTCAATTCCATGGGAAAGAATCTCATACCTTGAACGTGTTGAGCAAAATGGTGGAGCAGTCTTGTTCCAAGACTTTTCAAGTGGAGAAGAAAGAATCTGTGTTATCCGTGCTATTCAATTTGAGCAAGCAGCACCTCCCACTTTTGCGAGCGGGTTCGGTGGAATAGTAACTGTTCAGTTACAGACTATAGATACTGAACAAGTAATTGCTTGATGGATACAAATAAATTATTAACACTTGTTGGACCAGATGAAAGAAGTGAGCTAGTTACGAAAGTTCGTATAGCTCTTAACGTTGCTGGCGATGATGTGCTTGATGCTCCCCTACAGGAAATGTTAAAAGGGTTGCAGCGTCGCCTTGACATCCCAGCAGTCGGGTGCATCAATATAGCCACGCTGGATGCGCTCGCAGTTGCTCCACCAGAATGGTAGGGCGAGAAGAGAGGGGGATCTTAATTGATCCCCCTCTTTTTTTATTTAATAAGCAGACTTATCTTTCTTTAAAATTCTTATTGCCCAATCTAATCCCTGATTGAATCCATCCATCCACTCTTTATCTTTGTGGTCATCAGGAAGATGCGTCTTCGCATCTTCTATTCGTTTAATAAACTCTTCCATATATCTTTCACGGCTCGCCATCGAGGCGAGCCTTTCCCACCCACCACCCTTCAACCTTATCAGATTATTGGTAAAAATTACAGGTGTGTCGTTACCAAATAATTCCTATTGGTTAGATTATTATACTGGTATGAACGAACTTCCCCCTCATAGATCTTATAGCCAGTTATCTACTTGGCAATCCTGTCCACAAAAATACTATCTAAGCAAAGTGGCTATGGTTCCAGAGAAGCCTGCAGTATATCTTGCTGCTGGCTCTGCGGTTCACTCCATGTTGGAGTGGTTGAACCATGAGCTTTACAAGAAGCAACTTGACAATTGATCAACGTGGTATACCAAGTAATGAGTGTATCAACTGTGGCTCAAATATACAGGTCATCCGTGCCATCTTTTCTAACTATGAATTGGTCATGTGGTTTCTTGATTCCTTCTGTGCGAACTGCGGTTCGCCTATGACAGCACCTACCCCTGTGGATAATCCTGATTACAAAGAGGGTGATGATGACCTCTATTGATTTGACACAGAAGTGGCTTGAGGTATTTAATGATGCCGTCAAGGAAGTCGAAGAGAAATCTGGTATTCCCTCGATAGAGTGGAAGACGGCTGGACGTAAGACCACCTTGCGTCCAGACGGAGAAGATCTATCATTCTGGCAAAGTGATGGACTCAAGCAGGTTGAGGCGTATCAGAAATGGTATGAGTCATCTGGTTGGAAAATTGCTACGATGCCCGATGGTCGTCCTGGAATCGAATGGGCTGCTGATGTTCACTTCGGGGGAACACCAGTTCGCTTTATTGTGGATGCGATCTACCAAGTGGGGGAAGACTTGGTAATCGTTGATTACAAGACAGGTTCTAGGACACCATTTGGCATGATACAAGCAGGCTTGTATGCATCTGGTATTGAGAAAGCTTTAGGTGTACGCCCTAAGTGGGGTGCATTCTTTATGACTAGACAAGGTACGCTTGACGATCTTATAGATCTGTCGCACCTAACAATAGAATATTTTGATTATGTATTTGGTGCAATGAACCATTCGGTATTGAACGGATGGTTCCCACCATCCGTAGGTGATTCATGTCGGATGTGTTCGTTCCAAGATAAATGCCCAGCGATGGGTAGTAAAGATTTCCCACTGCAAATACCAACAACAAAGGGAAAGAAAGGACGAACATAGATGACTGAATCTAAGTTCTCATATACAGGTAAACTAAACAGCACAGACCTATTCACTGTCCGAGGTGATAGTGCTGCGGAGTTTGCTACTAACATGACTGCTGCTATTGAGGCAATCAAAGCAGCAACAGAACTACAGACCGCACTTGGTGGTCGTGGTGGTATGACATCAATGGATAAAGCGGTACAAGCTTTGTCTGCTGGTGGATTAAATCCAACCGTAGTTAGTTCTGGTCCTACTTCTATCGAAGTAGTTAAAGACAAGTATGGTAATGAGTGGACATATGGACATCCAGATGCTCCTGATCTACCAGATGGTCGTGGCAAGTACGCCAAGAAGAAGGGTACTAGCAAGGCTGGCAAAGCATATGTAGGTTGGTTTGATCCTGCTAAAGGACCAAAGCCATTTACAGTAGGCGCAGTCGAAGCCGAAACAATCTGGACTAAGTAATCCATGCGTACCTTATTGCAGGTAGTAGGAGTCGAATCTCCAGCAG